TATGAACATGGTGAGTATATGGAAAATTTATTATTACCTGAAATTGACTACTCAGCGCCGACTGAATTTAATTTAAAAACTTATTCCTATTGGTCGTTAAAAAATGATGCATTAGAAGAATATAGATATATTGAAAATATTTTTAGCCCTGAGGAAATACAACAGATCATAAAGATCGGTTGGGCTTATTCCAAAGATGAATCAAAGACTGCTGATGGTAGAGGGTTTTCAGATAAACGAAAATCCAGGAACTCATGGATTCCACCATCAAGTCTGACAGAATGGATCTATGTAAGAATCCAAGAAGCTGTAACTGAAATCAATAAACATTTTGAATTTGACTTGCATTCCATGGAGAATCTACAATTTACAGAATATCATTCTGATTACAGTGGTTTCTATACAAAACATATAGATAAATTTCCTGCCGCAACAACACCAAATTCACATAGAAAACTTAGCTTTTCCGTTCAATTATCCGATCCCAATTCATATGAAGATGGTGATCTTATTATTCATAATGGTTCTGAATTAGTTGCTAACAGAAAACTTGCAGCATTTAATGCATTTCCATCATATACTTTACATGAAGTAAAACCAGTAAAAAGTGGTGTTCGTTATTCCTTAGTTGGTTGGTGCTCTGGTCCAAGGTTTAAATAATATGAATGAAGATTTTGATAAGAATGGATATCTAGTTATCCGTAATTTTCTTCCTAAAGATCTATGTAATTTTGCAAAAGTATATTACAAAATTCAACAAGATACTTTAAATTATAGTATTGATGTTCAATGTCCCGGGTCAAAAAGTTTCTATGCAGACCCATTTTGTGAAACAATATTACTCAGTGCATGTAAAAAACTATCTGAGGAAACTGGAATAAATCTATTACCAACTTATTCCTATACAAGAATCTATGGGAGAGGTGATGAGTTAAAGATTCATCGTGATAGACCAGAATGTGAAATTTCAGCTACTCTATGTCTAGGCAGACCACAAGGAGAAGAAATCTCTCCAATTTATTTTTCTAGAGATAAAGAAAGTGAAGATAAAACTGAATTGCTACTTGAAGAGGGTGATCTCTGTATCTATAAAGGTACTGAAATGTATCATTGGAGAAAGCCATTTATTCAGTCATGGTATCTACAAACTTTCATACATTATGTAAATGCAGCAGGTCCATACAAGGATAATATCTTTGATGGGCGCCGCTGCTTAGGTATAAAGAAGTAAAGTACTGCTATTTTATTCTTTATAAATAAGGAGAGATAATATTATTTTATAAAACGGGGTTTAGATGGCTGAGAGAGTAAACATTATTATGGATCAAGGTGCTACGTTCAATACACAGTACGTATTCACTGATGATAATGATAATCTCATAGATTTTTCTACATATACAGCAAATTCCCAAATGAGAAAAGCGTATACATCTAATACTGCATATGTTTTTGCTGTTAGCATGAATAGTAATGGTACAATAACTCTTTCAATGAATTCAGCCACTACTAGTTCTATTACTGCTGGCAGATATATGTATGATTTAGAAGTACAAGATACAAATGGGACTAGATCAAGATTAGTAGAAGGTATGGTCACGGTTACTCCGGAAATAACTAGATGACAATAAGTATAAAATTAACTAATCTAAATGGTTCTTTGATACCAAATAAATCATTTGCTCCTGTTAGATCAGGAGCACAAAGAATAAAATTAACCGGTTCTAATGGATCATTTTTATCTTATCCTACTGATATACCAACTATAGCAACTGCTGCTATTAATGATCTATCTTTATATCCAAATACTGCTACTGTATTAGCTTATGACGCAACGACATATGCAAATGCTGTTGCTTACACCAATATATCTACTAATAATGTATTAAATACTGTAGCTAATAATTATACTAATAATGCTTCACTTAGACTAAAATCACTTAATGATATTAATGAACCTCCAGCGGTATCAAATAACAGTACGCTGGTATATGACACAATAACCAATAAATATGTTGTAAAACAGATAAACCTTGATGGGGGTAATTTCTAATGTCTAATATCATTCAAATTAAGAGAAGTGCTAGCACCGCTACTCCAGGTTCACTAGCAAATGGTGAACTTGCTTATTCTTCTCTTGTTGATGTACTATATATTGGTAGCCCTAATGGTTCTGTTGTTCCAATCAGTGGTTCTAGAACACCAGGTATTCTTACAGCTAACCAAGCATTAGTTGCTAATTCAACTAGTGGTATAAATGAAATCAGAACAGCAACAGCAAATGTTGGCGCCATCTATGCTAACGGGACTCTTGGTTCTTCTGGGCAAGCATTATTTTCAAATGCATCTGGTGTTTATTGGGGTAACGTTTCTGCAACAGTTGCAGGAAGTAATACTCAAATCCAATTTAATGATAGTGGTTCTTTATCAGGCGCTACTGGATTTACATTTAATAAAACAACTGGTACATTTACAGCAGCTAACGTTGTAGTAACCAGCACTAGTGTAAGTTCAAATACCACAACCGGCGCAATGAGAATTGCTGGTGGTTTAGGTGTTGCAGGTAAAATTAACGTTACTGATTTGGCTGCTGGTAATGATTCTATATATTCTACTCTTAACGGTACATCATTAACCATTGCTAATGTGTTTGCAACTGATACTGTAAATGCAGCAATTCTTTCTATTGGTACTAGTACTATTGCTAATTCAACCGGTGTATATACAGGTGTTGTTAATGGTTCTAGTTTATCCGTTGGAACAAATTTTCAAGCTAATACAAGTAGAGTAAAGATAGGAACTGGTGTAGGCTTAGAAGCTAATGGTGGTATAGGTACTGCAGGGCAAGTATTAACATCAAATGCCACTACTGTTTATTGGTCTTCACCAGCAACAGGTACTGTTACATCAGTATCATCTGGTAGTGGTCTAACCGGTGGACCAATTACTTCTACAGGTACATTATCAGTTCAAGCAGGAACTGGTGTTACTGTAAATTCTACAGGTGTTCATATTGGTCAAGCTGTTGGTACAACATCGGCAGTAACATTTGGGTCTGTATCTGTTACTGGAAATGCTGCTTTAGGTGATGCTATTTCTGATATAGTATCAATCAATGGCTCTGTTAATACCAGTATTATGCCATCGGCTAATGCCACATATAATCTTGGTAATAATACCATGGTTTGGGCAGAAATTCATGCAGCCAATGTTCATTCAAATACTGGTTACTTTGATGGTAGTGTTCAAATCTCTGGTAACTTAACAGTACTTGGAACAACCACAACTGTAAGTGCTAATAATCTGATTATTGATGACTCATTTATCCAATTAGCTGCTAATAATACCACTTCTGATCTTCTTGATATTGGTTTCTTTGGTAGTTATAATCCAGATGGTGGTGCTCATGAACATGCTGGTCTTTTCCGTGATGCCTCACAAGATATATTTAAATTATTTAAAGGCTTGCAAGAATCTCCAACTAACGTAGTAAATACTGCAGGTGTTGGTTATACTACTGCAACTTTACAAGCATATCTAGATTCTGGTGCATTTACTTCTAATTCAACATCAGTAAAAATTACTGCCAATTCTACAGTCAATGTAGCTATTATTGCCAATACACTAACGTTATCAACAGCACTTGCAAGTAATAGTGGTGGTACTGGTAAATCAACAATGACAAATAATGCTATCCTTGTTGGTAATAGCACTAATGGTTATAATGAATTGTCTCTTGGAACTAATGGATATGTTCTTCAATCAAATGGCACTGCACTAGTTTATGATATACTAGATGGTGGTACTTTCTAATATTACGGAGTTTATATTATGAGTGAAAATATTACTGATAACGATCTTTTTATCAATACATATATTAAAAAGCAAGAAGAGTATTCAATAAAACTCATTAGAGAAAAGTTGGAGTTAGAAACAAAACTCCAACTTTTACAGACTGCCTACGTTGAAAAAAGTAATGAAAAAATTAGAACTGATGAATTACTTAATCAATCAGTTACAAGCATTACAGCTTTGACTAGTGACAGAGATGAACTCAAACAAGAAATCGGTCAATTAAAACTTGATCATGAATCAACCAAAGTCTATAGCGATCAACAAATTGAACTTTTTAGAAGTAAATGTGAAGAACTGCAACGTTCATTCCATGATGAACTTCAAAAAAATAAAAAATTAGAAACAATGTTGACTGAATATGATACTATGAAATCTAATTATGAAGTAGTTAAAAAGGTAAATGAAGAACTACAAGAATCTTTACAAGTATTAAATGGTGATAAAGTAAAGAAGAAAAAAGTAGACAAGGAAAATATTAATTAAAAATGGCTAATACTCGGTTTCAATTAAAAAGAAGTACAATAAGTGGTATAACACCCACCACTTCTGATATAGCTACAGCCGAGTTAGGCATTAATGTGGCCGATAGAAAGTTGTTTTCTTCTAACGGTACTGCTATTTTTGAAGTAGGTTCTAATTTAACTAGTATTGCTATAGGTAATACTACTGCTATACAAACTATTAATTCAACTGGTGTTTATATAAATGGTGTAGTTAATAGTTCTAGTTTAAGTGTTGGTACATCATTTATTGCCAATACAACTAGATTAATACTTGCTACTACTGTAGGTGTTCAAGCTAATGGTGGTATAGGTACTGCAGGGCAAGTATTAACGTCAAATGCCACAACTGTTTATTGGTCAACTCCAACAACAGGCACTGTTACTTCAGTTGCAACTGGTAATGGATTAACTGGCGGTCCAATTACTTCTACAGGAACAGTTTCCGTATTAGCTAATAATGGTATTACAGCTAATTCAACAGGTACATTTGTTACACAAGGTACTGGCACTGTTGTAAATGCTACAGGTGTTCATGTAAATTCAACTTATATCGGAACTTTATCAGCTAACAATACCACATATCTTAATGGTCAATTAGCTGCTTATTATACAAATGCTACAAATATTACTACTGGCACTTTACCATGGGCGCAAGCACCAACAAATAGTGTAAATACTACTGCTGCATTTACTTTTTCCGCTTTACATACATTTAATGGTAATAGCAGTGCATTAAGCACAGTACTTGTTAATGCTGGTGAAACAACCACCATATCAGCAATTGCAGCTAATGGTACTATCAATTATGATCTTACAACACAGAGTGTTTTATATTATACTACAAATGCTGCAGCCAATTGGACCGTAAATTTTAGAGGATCTAGCGGAACATCACTCAATAATGCACTAGCAAATAATCAATCTATTACCGCAGCATTTTTAGTTACTCAAGGTGTTACAGCTTATTTTGCTAATAACACACAGATAGATGGTGCAAACGTGACGCCAAAATGGCAAGGCGGTATTGCACCAGCTGGTGGTAATGCATCTGGTGTTGATGTTTACATATATACAATTGTTAAAACCGCAAGTGCTACATTTACAGTATTTGCCTCACAAACAAAGTTTGCATAATGCCTACAATTATTACACGTGGTGCAATGACTGCTTCTGGATATGGATTTTGTAGTAGCATCAAAATTGGACAACAAGCATATACAACTGCAGGCACTTATACATGGATAGCGCCAGCCGGTGTTACTTCTGTATCTATAGTTGCCGTTGGGGGAGGTGGTGGTAAGGGCTCTGGAGCAACATATCGAGGAGGAGGTGGTGGTGGACTTGGGTATAAGAACAACATTTTAGTTACCCCTGGGGTTGGATACACGGTTGTTGTTGGGGCGGGTAGTAGTACAACTGCAAGTGGTGGTAATAGCTACTTTATCTCTTCTGTAACAGTACAAGGCAACGGTGGGGCTTATGCAGGAAGTGGGGGACCATATGTTGGGGATGGCGGTGGCAACGGCGGTAGTTCAAATAATTTACAGTATTCAGGCGGTGGTGGGGCAGGTGGATACTCAGGTAATGGCGGCGCTGCAGGCACTGTGTCTGGGGCGTCGGGCCCTGGCAACGCTGGTTCCGGCGGAGGCGGCGGTGGCGGTAGCTCTTACTTTTCAACAGCCGGCGGTGGTGTAGGGATACTTGGTCAAGGTGCTAACGGTACAGCTGGCGGTGCCGGTGACACAAGTGCTAGTGCTGGAGGTGGTGGTGGGTCAGGTGGTGAAAATGGTAAAGGCTGGGCTGGTGGTACTGGTGCAGGAGCCTTATATGGGGGTGGTGGACTTTTTTCGGATGGAGGCAGCTCGGTTAACGGCGGTAGTGGTGCAGTTCGTATTATTTGGCCTGGTACAGCTCGGCGATTTCCGTCAACAAACACTGGTAATTTATAATGAATTTATACATTCAAGTTGAAAATAATCAACCAATTAATCATCCTGCATTTGAGGATAATCTTATTCAAGTATTTGGTTCTATTCCAAGTAATTGGGAACCTTTTATTCGTGTTGAACAGCCTGTTCTTGAAGAATATGAAGTATTAGTTTCAAATGAACCAAAATATGAAAAAATTGATAATATCTGGATGGATGTTTGGTATGTGCGTGATATGACATCAGAAGAAAAACTTATAAAAATGGACGATTCAAACCATAATATGATAAATAAGATAATAAAACAGTAAAGAGCCAAATAAATGTCAGATAATAAAATTACTCTGTATTTCTTAGTAAAAGATAACAAGGTAGTATTTGGTCCTAGAAAGTATCATAAACCTGCCTTTGATAAGTTCATTTTAAATAATGAAATAAATGTATCATTACCAAGTGAATCCGATATAAAAGATATTAATCTTTTAGAAGATGGATATTCATTAGTATCAGAACAATCCTATCAACCAGAGCAACTTAATGATGAATTAGAAGAAAAAGTGATAGAGGAAGAGCCAAAACCAATTAAAAAACATATTAGAAAGAGATACTAATGGCTCTACCAACTTCAAGAGCTACTTTCAAAGAATACTGCCTAAGGGCACTTGGCAAGCCAGTTATAGAAGTAAATGTGGATGACGACCAAGTTGATGATCGTATTGATGAAGCTCTAAAATATTATTGGGACTATCACTTTGATGGTACTGAAAAGATTTATTATAAGTATCAAATAACTGAGCAAACAAAGATTGATCGTTATGTACCAATGCCACAGAATGTCATTGGTGTAGTTAATCTATTTCCAATTGGTCAAGCACTTAATACTAATAATCTTTTTAATATTCGTTATCAGATTGCTCTAAATGATCTTTATACATTAACTTCTGTATCAATGGTTCCATACTATATGGCATTGACTCATGTGCAATTCCTAGAACAACTTCTTGTTGGGCAACAACCAATTCGTTACAATAGACATATGAATCGTTTATACATTGATATGGATTGGAATATTCTAAATTCTGGTGACTATATTATTGCAGAGGCTTATCAGATTGTTGATCCTGATGTTTATAATGATGTATGGAATGATCGTTGGTTATTACGCTATGCTACATGTTTGATTAAGCAACAATGGGGAACTAATTTAAAGAAATTTGGTTCTATGCAATTACCTGGAGGATTGACTTTTAACGGGCAACAAATCTATGATGAAGCAAGCCAAGAACGTGATAAACTAGAACAAGATATGATCACATCATATTCTCTTCCAGTTACGGATATGATCGGCGGATAGTAACAAATTGTAACAAAGATAAAATCAAATGTATGGTAGCAGTAATTTTTATTTTAATAACTTTGCTTCCTCAGGGGAACAAAATCTGCTGCATGATCTCATTATTGAGTCCATTTCAATTTATGGTCAAGATGTAATCTATATTCCTAGAAGACTTACTAATTTTGATCAGTTGTTGACAGAAGATGATTCATCAGTTTATGATAGAGCATTACAAGTTGTAATGTACATAGATTCTGTCGATGGATTTACCGGTGATGGTAACTTTATGTCTAAATTCGGATTACAGATTAGAGATCAAGTATCATTTGTTGTATCACAAAGAGTTTTCTCTGATATTATAGGATCAGTTACTAATCAGATTCGACCTAATGAAGGTGATCTTATCTATTTTCCATTGAATCAAAAATGTTTCAAGATAATGTTTGTTGATAAATTTTCTATGTTCTATCCACTAGGAACATTACCTACATGGAAATTTACATGCGAACTATTTGAATATGCCAATGAAGTATTCAATACAGGTATTGCTGAAATTGACAAATTGCAATTGCGTTATTCTGCAGATATTCTTGATTATGCTCTTATGGATGAGAATGGTAACTATCTAGTGAATGAAAATTCTGATTATCTAGTAGCTGAAAAGTTTAATCTATCCTTAATTAATCCTGCGGCTGATAATGATGTAATACAATATGGTGGTGAAAACTTCCCAGAAGGTTCTGATGATTTTGTGGATTTCACAGAAAAGAACCCGTTTGCTGAGGACAATTATTAATGTTTAAACCGTTTTATTTTAGTCTTATCAGAAAATATATAATTTGTTTTGGTACTTTGTTTAATAACATTTATATTACCAGAACTGATAAGACAGGCAAAGTAAAAAATTTAATGCGTGTGCCCATTACATATGGTCCAAAAGATAAAGCTCTTACACGTGTTATCCAAGATCCAAATATTGATAGACCATCAGCAACATATCCTCTACCTATGATGTCGTTTGAAATGACTGGTTTTACATATGATACTGATCGTAAGATGCAAACGGTAAATAGATTTTCGGTTAATGACACTGATAGAAGCAAGAAAAAATATCAGTACATGCCAGTACCATATAATATTGGTTTTCAACTCAGTATCTTAGCTAGCAATGCTGAAGATGGCACTAAGATTGTTGAACAGATATTACCTTACTTTACACCTGACTGGACTGTTACAGCTAATATTATTCCTGAAATGAATGTAAAACAAGATATACCTATCATTCTAGAAAGAGTTAATCTAGATGATGTATATGATGGCGACTTTGCTAATAGACGCAGTATGGTTTGGACTCTAGACTTTACTCTTAAAGGCTATCTATACGGTCCTGTCAAGACAACTAAAGTTATTAAGTTTGCCAATACTCAATTTTTTATTCCACCAGATACTGCAACATCAATTACTGATGTTGATTCTACAAATCCAACTGCAACAATTCATATTCAACCAGGTCTAACTGCAAACGGTCAGCCAACATCAAATTCTAGTCTCTCAATTCCAGTCGATGAAATCCTAGCAACTGATGACTATGGTTTTGTAATAGATATCACAGAAGAATAATATGTCTGATAATGACGAAGATCCAATCAATAAGTCTCTGAATCTAGCACCAATGCCTCAATTTGATTCGGTTGTTACATCAATAGTAGCTAATGCTTTAAATGATTCCGCCAAGGAAGACTTTACATATGCTAGATCAAACATCCGTGATGTAATTGATACTGCATCAGATGCAATTGACACATTATCAACATTAGCAACACAATCACAAAACTCTAGAGACTTTGAAGCACTATCAAAATTAATGGATACAGTCATTAATGCCTCAGAGAAACTATTGAAACTTCAGAAGTCTATTCGAGATATTGATGATATTGATAAACCAACAGATCCTTCAATCCCTCAACAAGTAACAAATAATCTATTTGTTGGTAGCACAGCAGAGTTAAGTAAAATCATCAAAGACCTAAAGTATAATCAAGTCTCTGATTTAGATTGATAATATATATCCTTTTTTCCTCAATCACTATTATATACATATGTGAGTAGATGTCAACAATAAAATCACAAGTAGAGTTTGAAAACTATAAAAGTTACAATGGTAATCCATTATTAAAACGTTCAGCAGTGAACATTAAATGGACACCAGATACTGTATCTGAATATATTAAGTGCTCACAGGATCCTATCTATTTCTGTGAAAACTATATGAAAATTGTGAATGTGGATAAAGGTCTTATTCCATTCAAATTATATGATTATCAAAAAACCATGGTTAATACTATGGCAAATGATAATCGAGTTGTGCTAACCACATCAAGACAGGCAGGGAAGTGCGTTCATATAAATACTCCTATACGACTTAAAAACAAAAAAACCGGTGAAATTATAGAAACCACCGTAGGAGAATTTTATGAAAGTCAAAAGAAACAAATGTCTGACTTGTGATATTGAATTTGATCACAATATACTTTAAATTCAAAATCCCCTGAAGAAATAGAACGTATTAATAGAGCTAAAGTTTCTTTCAAGGGTTATTCAAAATTATCACAAGAATTGTTTAAATCAATACATGAACAATTGGGTGATGTAAAAGTTTATTATGCAACAAATGGTGGAACAGATAAGAATTCAGAATATTGTTATATAAGTAATAAAAAGAAAGTCTTTTTCTTTGATTTTTATGTACCTGCTTCAAATAAAATAATTGAGTTTGATGGTGATTATTGGCACGGTGAAAAAAGAGGAAATCAGCAACGAGATCGTGAAAGAGATAAAAGATTGATTGATGATGGCTTTATAATACTTTGTATACCTGAAAAAGATTACAATAATGATAAAAAAGGCACTGTTGCTAAATGCTTAAACTTTCTGATGTTGTAGAACGTAAGTTTATTGACACTATAGATTTAGATGAATGGGAAGTAGAAACTGATAGTGGATGGCAAGATGTTTCAGCCATCCACAAAACAGTTGATTATGATATATGGGAAATAACTACCAGTTCAGGTAAAGTTCTAAAGTGTGCAGATACTCATATACTTTTTGATGAACAATATAATGAAATATTTGCAAAAGATTGTCTTGATGTTAAACTCATCACACGTGATGGTCCTGAAACAATTGTATCTGTTTTAAAACATAATATAAGTGAACCAATGTATGATTTAACAGTAGATCATACAGATCATAGATTTTGGACGGGTGATTTTCTATCGCACAATTCAACAACTACTTGTGCATTTATTCTTTGGTATATTTTATTTAATGAAAGTAAAACTGTTGCTTTACTTGCCAACAAAGGTGAGACTGCTCGTGAAATATTGGGTAAGATCCAATTAGCATATCAACATCTTCCCAAATGGTTACAACAAGGCGTTGTGGAGTGGAATAAAGGTTCTTTTGAATTAGAAAATGGTTCAAGGGTAATTGCTGCCGCAACATCATCTGATTCAATTCGTGGTTACTCAATTAATCTACTATTCATTGATGAAGCAGCATTCGTTGAAAATTTTGATGCCTTTTTTACATCAACTTACCCTACAATTTCTTCTGGTGAAACAACTAAAGTTATTTTGGTAAGTACACCAAAAGGTTTAAACCATTATTATCATATTTGGTCAAATGCTATAGCCGGTAAAAATGGTTATACACCAATTATGGTTAAATGGACACAAGTTCCTGGTAGAGATGAAAAGTGGAGACAAGATACTCTTGCATCTCTCAATTTTGATATTGAAAAGTTCAATCAAGAATATGAATGTGACTTTGTTGGATCATCATCAACACTCATTGCTGGTTGGAAATTAAAACAACTAGAAGCTGCTATTCCTAGACATGCACATGATGGTCTAACAGTATTTGAACAACCTACTGGTAATCATGTATATGCATGCACAGTTGACGTATCACGAGGTAAAGGCTTAGATTATTCAGCATTTAGTATTATTGATGTTACTGAAATGCCATATAAACAAGTTTGTACTTATAGAAATAATTTAATAACACCGATTGATTTTGCTGAAATTGTTTTTAGAGTTGTTAAGTCATATAATAGAGCTGCAACACTAGTAGAAATCAATGATCTTGGTGAACAAATTTCTACTTCATTACAATATGATTTTGAATATGATAATCTATTATATACTGAGCATGCTGGTAGAGGCGGTAAAAAGATATCTTCTGGTTTTGGTCCAAATGTTGATCGTGGTGTTAGAACAACAAAGACTGTAAAAGCCGTTGGATGTTCTATCCTTAAATTATTACTTGAACAGAACCAACTTATCATTAATGATAAGCATACAATTTCAGAATTAGCAACCTTTTCTCGAAAGGGTAATTCGTATGAAGCTGAACCAGGATATCATGACGATATGGTCATGTGTCTTGTTCTATTTTCATGGTTAAGTGATCAGGAATACTTTAAAGATTTAACAGATATAAATACTCTTGCTATGCTACGAGAAAAGTCAGAAAGTGATATGGATAATGAAATGATACCATTTGGATTTATTGAAGATGGTAGAGAAGATGATGTGATAGATATGACTACTCCTAGAGGTTCATGGATGTTTGGTGATGATCGGTTCTGATTGAAATTTTAGCTAAGATCATAAAAATAATAAATACACTGAACAAATAATACCAAACCTCTCTTGAAAGGAGAAAATCATGGCGATTCTAGTAAGTCCAGGTGTGAATGTTTCTGAAATTGACCTTACAACGGTTGTGCCTGGTGTTTCTACATCAGTAGGCGCATTTGCCGGTATCTTCCGTTGGGGTCCAGTTGGTGAAAGAATTCTAGTAGATAATGAAAATACTCTTTTGGCTCGTTTTGGTAAGCCAACAACACTCAATCCTGAAACATTTTTAACTGCTGCTAGCTATCTTAGCTATGCATCAGCTCTTTATGTTGTTCGTGCAGCCAATACAACTACAGGTGATTCAAATTCAGCATTAAATGCTATTGCAAATACTGCATCAGCTAACGTTGCTAATTGCGTAGTAAAGAATCAAACTGATTATGATGCACGTGTTAGTTTTGAATCTGGCGCACTATATGCTGCTAAGTATCCTGGTGATCTAGGTAACTCTCTAAGAGTTTCAGTTTGCGATAGTGCAAATGCATATAGCTCAAATCTAGCTCTTGTAGGAACGCAAACTGGTAATTCAATTACTGGTGCATTTGCTCTTACTATCGGTTCTAATACTGGCACGTTTACCTTCGCTTCAAATGGCGTTGCAGCTGCTGCAAACACCTATGCAAATACTATTGCTTCAGCTCTTTCAGTAGGTGATGCAGTCAAGGTAGGTAATGCCTCTATCGGTACCCAATATCTTACAATTTCTGCAATTGGAACACCAAATGTTTCTTCAAATCTTGCAACATTTACAGTATCATTCCTAGACAAGTACACACTTGCAACTGATTATGTAGCAAATACTACAGTAAATGGTAATACAACAGTTCTTCCAGTAACTCGTTATTGGGAACATCATGGTCTAGTTTCTGGCGCACCAACAA